AACTTCACTTTCACCCTCATCATCAATTTGAATTGACGGCAAGTCCTCTTGTTTCGTTGATTTTTTGCTTGATTTTTCTGCTGTTTTTTCAGCAATAAAATCAGCAATACGCTTTTGCAATTCAGGATCACTTTCAACCTTTTTCTGTTGTGCTTCCTTGAAACGACCCAAAATGTCACCAATATCATCAAGTGATGCAAGCGTTTTTTGATCATCATCTGATAATGTGTAGTCCTCATCGGCATACACTTTTGTTTCGATTTTCAATGTACCTGCATTTTCAACATCAATGATGATTGCATATGGCATAGGGAAACCATCAAATTTTGTTCGTGCACCTTTACCAAGCGCAAGCAATTCCTTTGTAACTGTGTAACTGAATGTTGCCATTTTGATTTTGCCGTCTGACAAATCTTTGATGTAACATTTTGAACGTGCTGATCCGAATTGACCGTACCCGCAATCATGATATGCGATACCGATTTTGTACACTTCTGAATATACCTTTGGCATTGATAACACAACAATTTTGTTTTCGCCCTCTTTCAATTTGAAATAATCGGCCTTGTGGTTGTATGTGTTTTCGTTGAATTCCTTTTCAAAATCCTCAAATGTAGACATAAATTTTTATATGTTAGTTTTCTAATGTTTCGTCACTTTCGTCCTCACCTGTGACTGGAATTGATGCGATGATTGCATCTGCATCAAACCCGTATTCTCGCATCTCTGCAAGTGCTTGTTCATTGTTGGCAGTCAGTTTTTTGCCTGCTCGCACACGCCCTAAAACTCTGTTCCAACGACCGATCAATGGTGTAACATGTGCATCATAGTCGGCTGGTTCCTCAAATCCGTACAACATTGTCAAATATGATGAATACTCGACATTGAAATTTTTACTGAAACGGTGATCATCTTTATCAAAATTGATCAATTGTTCCTTTTCAGGTTCTTGTTCATTGTTGTAGTATTCAGTCATTTTTGCAATTTTTGTTGTGTATCGTTCAAGCAAATTTGCCTGATCAATCAATATCGGACATTCATACATGCGGGCATCATCACGGCATACATACACGATTGATCCCTCAATACGTTTATTTTGCACATAATGGAAACACTGCAAGTCATGACCGTTGATCGGTTTTTCTGTCCGTTCAACTTTGTCCATTGCGAATGATGACAATGATTTTACTTCGATGATCTTTTGATCAAGTCCGTTTGGATAATTTGTTTTGAAGTGTTCAAGGATTGCCTCTGCACCTCGTTGTATGCCCTCTGGCAATTCAAGTGCTTTGATGTCATCAAGTGCTGTATCATAGTTCGGCATACCGCCTGCAATATGATCAAGTTTTCCTGTGACTTCAAGCATTCCCTGAATTGATGATGCTACTCGTTCCTGACTTGTTTGATAGATCCCTGCTCGGATCAATATGATTTTGACAACCCATTCCCAAATGTCACCTGCTTCAAACTTTCGTTTTGATCGTGCATTCGGTTTGTTTGTCGGTTCAACCCCTTTGAGTTTGAGATATATATCAATATCTGCTTTGCCCAATTCTGATGCCCAAATGTTTTGTCGTGGCACTGTTGGTCGTTCTGGCTTGGTACCCAAGCTCTCATTCCATACTTTTGCCATTGTCCATGTTGTTTGCATATTTTGTGGTTAATTATAAATTGATAAAATATCGACCTGCTACAATTATACACTATACAATGGATATTTTGCAAATATGTTGATAACATTACAACACACAAACTAGTAGAGTGTACATAGAGTGCAAGTAGAGTTTTTGAGAAATAATTTTCCTTTTTTAATTCTCAACCACTCCCCCGCTGTTAAAAATCAATGTTTTCCATAACAAAAGCCCCCGATCCCAACGAGGGGATAGGGGAGCGATTGTTTGTTCTTTGTCACCTACGGTAACAAATCACAGCATGGTGGGAGCAGAACACAACCCACCACGCATATTGTAGCAATTTTTAGTTTCTTTTGCGAGTACCGACTGGGGTTACATCACCCTTTTTGTATCGGTTCACAAAGCTCACGATTGTTGCCACAACTACGATCAATGCACCAATAAGGCTTTCAAGCCCTGCCTGATCAAGTGGATTGCCTGCTTTGATGCCTGCAATGAAATTGATCACAACAAGGATTGCACCTGCAAATGCACTGATGTTTGTTGCTTGTGTGATTGAAAAATTTGTTTTCATAAATTTATTGTAGCAGTTTTTTTGCTTTTTCCCAATAAGCGACCGTTGTGGTTCTCTTGTACCCTTTAGGGCCTCCATTCCAAATGCGTGCACGATGTTCATCTGTTACATCACCGCCAACATTTTGTTTTGTTGCCCAAAGTTCCATGTACTTGTTGAAAACCCAAATTGATAATTCACGATTGCCCAACATTTGATCGGCCTTGTACGATGTACCAAATGCACGATTGATGTCATCACATACAGGTTGCCGAATTTGCAAACAACCGTATGCCTTGTCTTTCAAATTTAGATCACCGACTGCAAAATCATTTCCGTTGCTTTCAACAATGATCAATGCATCAACCAATGTTCGTTTTGTTTTGATTTCAAGGATTGATGATGTGCCGTTCAATTTCGCACGGGTTTTCGGCTCAACAATTCCTGAAACTGGCGTGATATTGTTTTTCGTTTGATAGTCTTTCACGGCTTTTTCTGTTCGAGGCCCGAAAATTCCATCTGCGGTGTAGGGGAATAGACCCTCTTTGATCAACCGTTTTTGCAACTGTTGCACCTCATACCCACGCATGCCACGTTTCAAATCTGTTTTGAATACATAATTTGTCGTCTTTGCTTTTTCCAAAAGGTTGTTTGGAACATCTGTATACACTGACAAATCACGCATGAACGATTTGAATGCATCAAAATCAAAGAATGCTTGACCGTTTTTACCAAATGATTTTGACCATGAATTTTGAAAACGAATTTTGAGTTTTCCATTAACAACCTTGTACCCATTCAGTCTGATACGATGCCAACCCTCTATTCCCTCCCCCGTTGGTGTCCCCAATTCATTGTTTTTGAGGAAATTCCACCATTTAGGTGAGTAGGGGAGGGAACAGCCAATGCCCTTGAATGTGATCAATGACTGTTTGATGTCCTTTTCTGTGACTGGTACGGCCACAAAATTGTCCGATACGCGGTATTTGCGGGCGTTTTCGATACTTGTATCATCAAACGTAATTCCTGCGTATTCAGCATGGTTTTTTGCTGTTTCAGGCACATTGTCGGCCAATGCAATACCGTCATCACACAAAACCTTGTCGGCCATGCGTGGGAACAATCCCTCATTATTGTCTGGCAATCCACACAATTTGCGTGCGCGCGCATACAAATATCGGCGTGAAAATTCAAGTGACTTCCCGATTTCTCGGAATTNNCCTTGATCATATACAGTCAAATGTGATTGATCTGGCAAAAATTCATCAGGCAATTGTGATGCTGATGCAACCTGAAATTGTGGCAAATCAGTCACAAAAATGTCACGGGGATCATGCTCATTGAGAAACACCCCGTTTCCCCTTTTGACTGATTTTGTTTTTTTGATTGTCTTTTTCATGGTTTTGTATATCAACTAGGTTAATTGTAAATGCGATCCTAGTTCTCGCTTTCGGCCTGTTCGGCTTGTACAGGCTCATCATTTGTTTTTTCATCATGCGCAAGTTTTTGTTCTAGTTCAACCTGCTCGGCCTCTTGCGCTTGTTGTTCACGCAAAGCAAGTTCCTCATCAAATGTTTTTGGTTTTTCAGGTTCCCCGTTCAATTCGATCGAACCGTCTGTTGGTAATATTCGATCAGGAATGCCAAAATCATCAGGCAATATTTTTTCCTCGATGATTTCAGGTTCAATTGTTGTGATTTCGTCTTGTTCCATAATTATTCAACTTCAACATGCCAATCAGTTGTTTTGATTTGGACAGTGTTACCAGTTACGTTTTTGATTGATAAATATGCGACCGTTCGTGACAATGTTTTGTTGAATATTGACCGTGCATATGCCCAACCCCATTTTGGATTGCTGATTGTTGCAAATGCTGATGCCTCGCCTTCAAATCGCAATTCTGCTGACCCCTCTTGTAATGTTGCATTGTACAAGTTTGATGTTAATGCGTTTGCGGCTGACATAATGACATACTGTGTTCCAACTTTCACAATTGCATTCACATCAAGCGATATTACATACGGGTTCACAACACTATCACGGCGTACAATATTCATTCTTTGTGTCGTTGTATCAAATGAAAATGTTACCAAATATGATATTTGTGAAACTTTCACCAAATAACACCATTCATTTGTACTAACTTGCCACGGATCACTCGCACTTCCATATGTTGCTGACGGCAAAACGTTTGATGTTGCAAAATCAACAACTGAAACAACCCCACCTGATACTGACATGTAGTAATGTTCACCACTTCCTGAATAACCTGAAAAGGCATAAAACCAACCATTTGAAAGTGCAACAAATAAACGTCCACGATCAAGCCTTGTAGGTTGGAAACTGTTGTTTGATGAAATTTGTGCCTCGGTTTGTGGTGTGATTGTTGTACCCGATACGGTAAACGGTTGAACACGCAAGTTGTTCGTGTTGTCGTATACGGCAATCATTCCTGCTGTTGCTGATGACAAAGCAATTTGAGGCGAATATCGTTGTGATGATCCACCGAACATGTTTGTTTCAGATCCTGCTGTGATTGCGGTTCCTGATACAGTTGCATAATATGCACGAATAACACCACTTGCGTTTCCGTCTGAAAATGCAACCATGAACGCTGATGTTGATGCCTTTTCAATATGCATTGAACAGTTGTTCAATGATGATGTGTTTGTGATTGTAACATCAACGGCTGTTCCTGCTGTGATTGTTGTTCCTGATACGGTGAAACATACATTTCCAAATGTGGTTGTTGAATTGTGGAATGCAAGCACAAATTTTGATGTATCAATTTGAGTAAAATCAAAATATTGAACGTTGTTTGGTGTCGCGGTACAAAGTGAAACAGGTGTGCCATATGTGACTGCACCAGTTGTTGCGTTGACAGTTCCAACAACGGCATATATTCCAGCCGTACCACCTGTATTCACATATACGACAACAAACGTTGTTGATGACAACGCATATGCTTTTGGCAATAAACTGCCACTGTTCAAAATTGAACCTGATGACAGTCCCAATACTTGTTGCAAAAATGCAACGGTCACCCCTTTCAATTTTTTGTATAGTTGGAAATACGCCTCACCCGTTTTGAATTTGATTTCGTTATTCGTGAAACTTTCATTGTCTAAATCAAAATCACTATACCCTGAATACTCGTTTGAATACATTGTTGAAACTGACCCAATATCCGATACATTGTTCATGTTGTACGGGTACAATGTTCCTTTTGCTTGCGTTGATCCGTCATGGTTGTATGACATCCCAATGCGCAAGTTGTCACGCAAACGCATTGACGGCATGTAATGCACCGATTTTTGCGCTGTGTTGCGTTGTTTTGTTAGGTTAATATCAATCATAAATTTATGCTTGGCTAATACTAATAATTCTATCGTCTGACCATGTGATAGTCCATGTGGTTGTGCCGTCCGTGATTGATGTCGGCAAATCACCCGCATATGTCACCGTGTATGTAATGTTTGGCGTTGATCGGGTGTCAACGAATGTGGCCATGTCGCCGTTTTCGTTATATGTGACATCCCCAATCGGGAAGTTCAGAAATGCTGGCGCAAGGTATCCGTTTTCCTCTAGTTTTGGTACACGACCCTCGTCATCGGCCTTGGTTACTTGGCGTTCTGATTTATAAATAAAATCTGATGCCAAAATGTCTTGATCAGGTGCAATCATACTATGTATTGTTTACGGTTATCTCATATTCAACGGTTGTGTCCTGATTTGTACCTTTGACATATGAGGGGCTAATAATCGACCTTGCAAACAACTGATTGCCTGCAAATATACCAAATTCGGTATATGTGCCGTTCGCAAGTTCGGTTGTGTTCAAGTAAAAAGATAACGACACAACATTACCTGCGACACTTCGCAATGCAACGCTGTTTTTGGTGAATGTTGGTGTTTCCAAATCAGTGTCACCATTTGCGGGCGGTGTTGTTCCCGTCCCTATTTTGCATTTTGTGATTTCCAAATCGTAAGTCAAAACCCCCGCAATACGATTTGCGACAATAGCAACCCCAGTGTTTGTTCCATTCACAACAAGGTTTTTGATCCAATCCGAACGCCACAAAACCCGCCCAGTTTGACTGTCGGTTTGTGTGATGCGGTAGCGACCCGACATCTTTTGTTTTTCAGAACGAGGGATTTTGACGTTGCTTTTCATATGCATAGTATAGCAAATTTTACTGGTATGTGGCAAAGTTCCACCGACTGTTTGATGATGCTGACGGCTCCCATTTATACGGCCCTGCGGTTGTTCCTGTTGCTGTAACAGTATCAGTAATGCGAAATTGCTCAACAAATTGCAATATCAAATCCAATACCTCATCTGATGATATTTCAATTTCCTTGTCTTTTTGGATCAACAAATTCTGCAAGAATTCAATCACACCGTATGTTTGTTTTGTAACCAATGTGCATGAATGTTTGAAATTTTCAGGCGTTTGTGTTGTTGATGAAATACGGGAAATAATGAAATAGTCATCAATGCCTCGATTTGTTGATTGTATATGAATTTTTTGCCCAACTTTCAAACCTGTTTGATATGTTGAGAATTCACCCTCATTGATTTCATCAGACCATGCCGACAATTCAGCACGAGCACGATCACGAGCCGCATCTTTTGACCCGATTGATTTGTCCACGATTTTGAATTGAAACTCACCGAATTCAGAAATTGATGCACTATCAAGCAATTTTGTAACAACGGGAATGTTTGGCTTTCCAGTGATTGAAACAATTTGACCGTTTGTAGGTTTGTTGTCAGTCCTGAATTTCACTGCTTTTTCTTGGAAGTTATACAAAACATCACATGTGTTCGGATCAGTAATGAAGTCGATACCAACATCTAAAGGCCCACCGTCCAATGTGATCACAACATCACTGTATTTGTATGCAAATGTGAATGTGACTTTTTCACCGTCAGCAGTTTGTGTTTCAGTATATTCCTCACCTTTATATGTACCACCACGAACAACGATTGAATTTCGCATGTTTTTGATGTCCTTTTTGATTTTCAATGACCCGTATATATATTTTTGATTTGTGTCAGTCAATTCAAATGGTGCTGTTTGTGATCCCTTTTGGAAAAAATAAATGTTTTTTGCCTCATCAACATACCAGTCATAATCAGTGATTTGTGCCAATTGTTGCAAACATTTTGTCGGTAATTCATAGTTGAATGAAATATATTTGATTGTCACAGGGCAAACAACATTTGTTGTGGTATATCCTGACGGAAAAAATGATGCAACCATGTCATCAATAATATCTGCAACAGTCATGTTCTCATATACACGAACAACCAATCGTTTGTCCATGTCAAAAGAAAAGTCCTTGCATGTGACTTTCACATATTCAACAAGTCCATTGTATTCACTTTCAAATGAAACAATTTGACCACCAAAAACAAGCGTACCGTCCTCTATGATTTCAACTTTGTCAGTTAGATCAGGGCGGTATCCTGATGAATTCGCAAGTGTGATCGTGAATGTAAGTGTATCAACCTGATTTGTCATTGCACGCACCAAGTTCAATGATGTCCAATTCACATCACTGCTTCGATCAATATCATTGATTTCAAGTACAATCATATTTTTATGATCCCCTCATGTTTAGGTTGAGTTTTCCAATGATCATGTCACCGATTTGCGATGCTACGTTTGCATCAAGGAATGTCCCACCATTGAGGTTTACTGTTACGCCACCACCACCGACTAATGATGATGGATCCTTTGTTGCGATCAAATAATCATCGGGATGTGTACTGATTACGTTTCCACTAGGTGAAATAACCGCATCGTTTACTTTGAAAATGTTACTGATTGCACCACCGATTGAACCCAAAATGTTGCCACCAATTTTTTCAGCATTTGCAATCAATGATTTGATTGTGCTGATCAATACATTTAATTTATCAATCAACCATTGAACAGCATCTTTGACAACATTGAATGCTTGAACGAACACATCGGCAAAGAATTTTGCAACCTTTGATGCTATATCAAACAATCCTGCAAGCAATGTGATTGTCCATTCAAGCACCTTTGCAAATGCCATAATTGCAACCAATAGCGCACCACCGATGATTGCACCGATGATTTCAAATAATGGTTTCAATTTCACAAGGATTTCCCAAAAACGTTGAAATGCTGGCACAAGCACCTCACGAAATGTCGTGCTGATGTTGTCCCAAATTTGCCTGAAATAATCCAAAATACCCACGTTTTCAAGCCATTGCATAATAGCCCCTAGGTGATCACGGAATGCCATGAACCCTGCAACCAGTCCTGCAATTGCAAGTGCGATCAATCCAACAGGCCCTGACAATGCAGTGAAACCTGCAATCACAGCGGGCATGATCAACCCGACTGTTCCAAATACTGCAACCAATCCTGCAATTGCCCCCGCAATCAACAAAATGTTGCCAACCAATTGAGGGTTTGCCTCAACCCATGCCAAAATACGATCAATAAACGGCTTTACACTTTCCATGAGTTTGTTGAACGCTGGCACAAGTGCGGCTCCGATACCCTCTTGAATATCCTCGGTAGTTCGTTTGAATTGTGCCATTGCTAAATCAACACCACCAACAGTGTCAGTTGTTTCACGCAAGTTTTGTGCCAATCCCGCCTGCAATGCGGCCACTTTTTCACTTTCAGTTCCAAACTGGATCATTTTTTGTTGTGCTTCGGTGAAACGAATACCCGATTTTTCAAGGATACCAAATTGACCATTCAACGCCTTTGCAATGGTATTTGCTGATTGAATATATTGATCTGATGATGCATTCAATCCGTTTTGGTTTACGGTAAAATCAGCCAACGATTTTGTCAGCTTGATCACACTATCCGTTTGCAATCCGAATGTTGAAAGTTGCGCAACACCCATGTTCAAACTATCTGCATCAACACCCGCTTTTTTTTGCAATGCGTTTGTCACCTCTTTTATTTTGGCAACTTGTTCGGCGGTTCCTTTAGATACGCCAATGACAGCACTTTCGAGCTGTCGGTTTGCACGTTCAACACCCGCATATGCATCAATAGATTTGTATGCAATAGCAGTGATACCTGCAAAAGCGGCTGTACCTGCTACCGCCATTTTTTCAAATGTTGGTTTTAGGCTTTCAAGTTTTCCCTGAAACGACGACAAACCGCCACTAGCGGAATTGAACGCTTGTGCGGTTTTGTCTTGTGCTTGAATTATGATGTCGATATTTGATGCGGCCATAAAATTTATTTGCGGAGTTTTTTCATAGCCATTTCATGATTTTTGCTATCAATAACCATTTTTTGGCGTATGAGTTCGATGAACCAAATCGGTTGTGACATATACTCCTGATACGTCCACCCGAATTCCTGACAAATGACAACAATGAACATCACCTCATCAACTTTTCCCTTTGAATAGGTATTCAAAGCGGATTGCATGTCATTTGTTATTTTTTTTTAGTCACCTCGTTGAGTTCGTTGATGAGTGCTTCATAATCCTGTGATCGTAGATCAAGGGCTTTATTCACAACATCATCTTTTGACCCGTCAATGCTATCAACAAGCAATCGGATCATTTCTTGTTCCACCTCAAATTGAGCTGACAAGTCCATGTCAGTAATTTTTGGTTGTCCTGCTACCAATTCAAGTTTTGATTTTTGGTAGTATTTGTTTTCAATCGTTCGCACTTCACGACCTGTGGCATATGTCTTGATGACAACCTCATGTCCGTTTGGTGTTTTGAATGTTTTTGTTTCTCGTTCCATAGTTTCTGCTTTTTATTAAAGGCTAGTAAGACGACTGTTCATTGACCAATGCAACAGTGATCATTTTGGCATCTGCAAGTTTGTAGAATGCCTTGAATGATACGGAAGCTGTAACAATGTCACCGTTTCCGTAGTTTCGTGTGAATTCACTGAATTTCACACTGTGGAAGTCAACAGTTAGTTTTGGATTTGTTGATGCACCGATTGTAACATCAGTGTTTGCCAATTCAATACGCATTGCTTTTGCAGTGTCTGCAAGCATGTCAGTTTTGATGTTCGCATCATTAAATACCAATTCCAATGATCCCTCGATTGCAAACTGTTTGTTCAAAATATCAACTGGTGCAACTGATCCAAGTGCTACATCGTCCTCAACATTCTTTTCGATTTTGAATGAAACCGAACGAATATTGATTTCTGATGCGGCTCCAAGTCCTGCCTGTGTTGATGCAGTTTTGAATATAGCGTGTTGTGCCAAAAATGAGTTTTCAGCCGTGTAAGACGGTGAAAGGGTAGCAGTAGCACCTGCTTTTGCACGCAACCCCGCTTTGTATGTCACAAATTTCCCTACTTCTGCATTCAATTCAAATGATGTGATCATTCCTAATGCATATTTGTAGTCTTGATTTTCATCATCAACAAACACAGTCAATGACGGGTGTTGTGCTGATTGTAAAACTGAATATGTGTGCGTGTATGCACTATCTGTTGGCCCTGATGTTGAAACTGATCCGAGTGCGCCAAGTAGGATCAAACCGATTGACTTGTCGCCAACCTTTGCCTCGATTTCACCCTCTGATGCTTTTTTCACAATCTTTGCATCAGTCATGTCCTCAATCACACCAACTGAATTTTCATCAGTTGCTTGTTCAATGACATCGTCCATTGTCAATGACATTTTTGGTATCCAGAACGATGCACTGCTTTCCGCAGTACCTCGTACAGCCTCTTTTGCGATACCTACATCGGCTAATGCTCCAATAAATTTGCTCATAGTTATTGTTGGTTAGGTTTGCTGATAATTTCCTCAAATTTCTTTTCGGCCTCGGCAATTGATTTTGCCTTGATCACGATCGGTTGAGGTGAGTGGGGAAATGTGAATGTTGTTTCACCTTTTTCGGTTCCCACTGTTTCCGCCGTTTTAATTTGTTTGTCCTCAATTTTCATATGCCTATGTTAGTGAGTTAGTGGCTCGCGCCTTGATAATAATGTCAAAAACAATGTACGACTTGTCACCATGCTTGTACGCCTCGGGGCGTGATGTCATCGGTTGAATTCCTGCATCAGCAGATCCCCCCAATGTGAGTTGATTTTCAAGCGTGTTCATGATGATTTCCATTAAATCCTCGACATCTGAAGTTGAGGTGATGTTCTCCGACTTCATTATCACCATTATAGCAAAAATATAATCTCTGCGCGAAGTTTTGTTGTCAATCCAGTCCGCACTTTCCAATGACGGCGGGTATAC